TAGAAGTTTAACACATCTAGCTGATTATCCGAGATTTGGGAGAACCCCACATCACCAGGTTTCACGCCTATCTTTCCCAGCGCCTCTACCAGCTTTGCACCATAGGTATTTAACTGGTCCTCGGTCAGGTCAACACTAAAATTGACCCGCATCCCAACATCCATACCCTTTTTATACTTCACCAGCTTATACATTGGGACTGCCGCCTGGTCGTACACATACTTGGTTGCAAGCGCAGCGATACGGGCATTTTGTGACCGCTGCACCCAAGTACCACGGACCTTGGTCTCGCCAGTTCCGACCGTACCCATTAGGCTCGGCTGCAACTGCTTGTTATAAAAACCGTAGCCTTGGTTTTGCCGATAAATCGGAATACCAATATCCTTGTACAACAAATTCTCACCGGTTTCCGAATCGGTAAAAATATTCGCCATGTAGTTCGTGTAATTCACACGAGTTTCAAACGGCTGCGACTCTAACCAGGCGCCGGCCTCACTCGATGGACTCGGCGTAAACTCATACGGAATGCTTGCCATGTGCGACTCCATCGTCGCACCAAACACACCAGGGATTTTTCCATCTCCCCGTATTTTCGCGCCCCAACCAAGGGCTTGCATCTGCTGTGGTGTAGTACCGATTTCGCCGCCAGCAGCTGTGATAGCGTCGGACATGTCCGCTATCTGGTTTTCGGTGTAGTCGTACTGCGGTGCAGTGCCGCCGGTCTTTCCAGGCCAGCCAGCAAACTGGTACATGTGACGATCAATAGTCGAACGACGAGCTAACTCTGGGTCTGTCGTTAACGGATGATCAGCTGCTCGCCAACCACGCTCGATGTCGTTATTAAATGTTTCGACTTTACGTTCGACACCCAACAGTGAACGATCAAAAGGTCCACTAAGGTTGTCAATGGGTGGCATCCTCTCTTGCAGTTGGTTCGGGAATCGACCACCACCAACCGTGGTGGGGTGATTGTATCGAGGCTCGCGACCTTCCAGCTTCGCCCTGGCAAACTCTTGCAGCGACCTAACTGCCAGCTTTGCATTCGCGGTCGCCTGGTTATCACTCGACTCAAACGCCAGGTGACGTGTAAATATCTCACGCATCTCTGGATTAGGAACATTCTTCTGAATCCATTGACCAGCAGCTGAATAAAATTCAGCATCTTCTGGTTCAGCACGTTCCTGTATGTCCTGAAGCATCTTGTTACGCGCTTTCTTTAGGTCCGCCTTTGTGCGCATGTCATACGGTGTGCCGACATACTTCTGGCCGCGCCTATTTGGCTCAAACCCAACTGGAGCACGCTTCGCCTTTTTCAGAACATCGGGAGGCCAAAGACCTTTTCCACCACGACCCAGCGTCGCTAACGAGACCGCAAGTGCGCCCTGCTTCGGCGTCATCGTCCCAGGCTGGCCCGCAATACTCTCGTACATCATGTTCTGATGGTCCGCTAGTTTCTCACCGGCTTGATCAGTGGCGTGCTGGAGAAACGGACCTAACGGGTTTAGCGCATTAACAACCGCTGCGCCTCCCATCAGCGCCGGCGCGTCGGCAACTCCTAAGAGCCCAGACTTAACCTGGTCCGCATAAAGCTCTGGATACTTGCGAATGTAATCCCAAAGCCCAGCCATTACACAATTCCCAGTTTCGGGTACTTGAGCTCCCCCTTCCACGGGGAATCGCCTTCGGGTACTGCGTAACGGATCGACTGCACTGCATAGCGACATGCGCTGAGTAGATCGTCCCTTATAGGCTGAACCTTGCCTTCTTTTCGATGATACATTCTCAGCTCTTCAAAAAAATCCGTTTGGGTTGAAAAAACCTTAAAGCGGCCTGACTGCATTCGTTGCAGCATCTCCATCAGCCCGACCTCGATGCTGTTACCCCCCTTCTTCTCACCCGTCGCCGGTGGATTCGTGAAGTGCTCTGGTAAAAGATTGACGCCATGCACTCGGTACTGCTCCGCGAGTCCAGGGTTACCCATTGAGTCGCGCCGATTGCCGTCATGCGGCCACGCGCATGGCACCCACGTCGGGCGCGTATTGATCGCGAGGGCGTGAACCTCGGGCGTCTTCTGCGACGCCCTGTAGGTGTCGTAGACGTAGATCACGTCGTCGTCCTTGTCCCAGGCTATAGCGCAATATGCTGTTGGATGCTGCCAACCGAAGTCCAGGCCGGCTATGCGGAAATAGCTCTCCGGTATAACAAACGGCTCACAGATCAGTTTTTCTTCGGGAACGGGGAAGACTAGACCCGAGCCTAGACTCGGGCGCCCGTACTTTCGCATCTCCCGTTCCATCGGTGGGTACGCCTCGAGGATTTGCGACATCGCCGCCTCGGTCAGATGACCCGGCGACTTCGTATTGATCGTCTCGATCTTCTCGCTGGCGTCGTCCCAGCTGCCGTGACAGAGTGCCTGACCTGGCCGCAGATTCGTGAAGAACTGCGCTGTGGTTTCTGACATACCGGATTCTGGCGTATATGTCATGTAGACCATGCCCTTGCGGTCTAGGGTTCTCGTCACCGCTTGGGTGTAGATTGTCCTTGGGGGTTCTTCGTCCAGCCATATCAGATCGACTGAGCGCCCCATCCAAATCTCGTTACCAGTGAGATACGCCTTAAAGTAGATATAACTACTGCCGCCAGATATGTGACGGATGATCGCCATCGCGACCGCATTTGGTACTCCTGGTTTTCGCTGGGTTTCAACAATGCAGCCCTTGGGGATCATCCCCGTACCGAGCGCGTTTGAGTCTCCAGGTGTGCCGAGCAGCTCCGCCTGGACGATGTCTCTTACAGTCTCTGTCGATATGCCGCCGCACCAGACCGTGACGGGTCCGTCAAAACGACGCCCTGAATACCAATCTGGGTAGAGGCCGGTTGCTGCTGCGGCTGCAATATATGCGCCCGTTCTGGTCTTGCCTACCCTGTTGCCTGCGCAGAGCACTGCCTGTGACGCCTCGGCAGTCGCGTCGATAAAGTTTTTTTGAAACGGGTACGGATCGTAAAGCTCGATCTGGTTGAACTTCTCGTGTTCCTGAATCGACTTGATCAGTTCGATTTCACGAGCGATGTCGTCTGGCGACATCCGCTCAACTGCGAGCGCCATCCTAATTCACAAATTCGCTTTTGTTTTCTTTGTCGAAATTGATCTCTGCTTTTGCTACTTCGCCGGCGCGTAATTCTTCCAGCTCGCGGCGCATCTCGTCCGCTGATTTTTCCACGTTGACGGTTTCAACCTTCTCTGTCGGCTTGAGACCGGCGCGGTCGAGAATATCCCTGGTCGCTGAAAACCTCACCTGTTCCGACTCGCTTTGCAAAGCAAGGCTTTTGAGCTGTCGCAAGGCTTCAGGGACCAGAGACTTTATCTCCGCCCGAGTGCGTTTATCGATTTCGGCTTGATAACGGTTTTTGAGTTCATAGCCGCGTCGTCCGGCACCGTTTTCAGAGTAGCCGGCAGCGATTGCAGACTTAGTTGCATTGCCTGACGCAACGTAGCAGTCGATGAATTTTTCTTGCTGTGGACTTAGGACGAGATTGTATTTCATAGTTTCCTTATAAACGAAATTTCCCCCCGTAATTTGTGGAGACTATATTCATACATGTTTCAAAAAAATAAAAGGGGGTGGGGGGGCCGCCCATAAACCAGCCATTTTTCTGCCCAAAGTGGGAAACCGGGGCTGATCACGGCCTGATCGATGCTGGCCCAAATTAGTCACCGAATCTCCGCTTTCTGTGGGCTGTGGCCCAAGCACCAACCGGCGCCAAGGCACAACTTTACATAATAGGGATTATGCGAAGAAAAAACCTGTTGGGGATCAATGACTTAACATTTCACCACTGTCGTCCCACGATCTGTGATCGGGACCAATCGGCCTCGATCTCCAATTGTGGGAAACCAGGACGATCTGACGGGGATTAGAACTTCACCAAAGTGGGATATTCGGACAAGCCTCGGACCCACGGCTGCGTGTGTGTGGGTGCTTATTACATTGTTTTTCAGCATAAGCTCTGCTGATGGTAACGTTATACAGGCAACATTCTAGGGCTGTCAAATATTCTCAGCTCGTTCATTCCAGCGATTTACAGCGTAACGAATTTCATAATCGTAAGCATCGATAGTGGTCTGCGCTTGCTTAAATTTGTCCTCATGGTAGCGCTTCCACCAGGCAACGCCAGTGATGAATGCCTTTTGCCCATCACTCAACGGATGATCAGCCTTTGCAACACGCAGCGCCAGCTCGGCGATCTGAATGTCAATGTCTCGAACGACACCGACCTCGATGTCTTCCTTCGACCGGACCGTATATGCGATCTGGCGCACCAGCTGCCCCCACACTTCACGTTGCAGCCCATAAATATATCGAGCGTACAGTGACACTGCGTGATCAACCTCGGACAGTACATCAGCGACTTCTTGGAATGTGATCTCGGGCTTGCCACCACTACCGCGATGCAATGTCGCACCCTTGGCGCTGAGCAACTTGAAATGTTCAAGACTTAACATCGAGCTCTCTTCTCACCAGGGCGCACCAGGTGGGTAACTTGAGGATCACCTGGTCGTGACCCAGGTCATCACGCAGCTCATGCACAGAACACATCGCTTGCCACTCACTGCGATCAAGGCGCCAGATCAGCACGGGCTTAGTGCCAGCCTTAACCGATTGCGTCACAGCTTGCTGCCACCATTCCTTGAGTCGGGGCGCCTTAGCTCGCTTACACTCGACGGACCAGCCAGGTATTCCTACCAGGTCAGCATGTCCCGCTTCGGCACTCTGCGCCATCCAGTTGCGCCTCACGTCGAGTTTCAGCTCATCCTTGAGAATGTGAGCCAGTTCGAGCTCGCCGCCCTTCCCCTTTGTTCGACTATTTGTCATTCTTAAATAACTTCCGATAGATATCAGCGTTGGGCGAGTACGATTCAGGATCAGGTTTTGAAGCCACACCTGAATCGACCCACATCTGAAAAGGCCAGCACGCCAGACGCTCGGACATGCAGCGTCCTCGATAGTGGCAATTTTGGTCACATGGCGCTGAGAGCTCCTGTACTGCCCCGTACAGCTTTTCCTCTGCGGAGTAGCACCTACCACAGCTAGTAACCCTTCCGGCCCGTAGAGCGCGTCCTGAGACCACACAGAGCTTTCCACAGCTACACTGGCAATGCCATAACGCCCCTTCGTGGGAGCTGCCGGCCATCTGCCAGACCGTCAGCTCTCCGTACACATTGTCTTCCTCCCAAATCAGTCCGCGTGGCATGGTTGTTCACGGTCTAGTGCATGTTCGGTCTCGTGGAGGCGGAATGGTGGCAGTGCATGGTCTCTCTCTCTAAGAGAGACCATACTGCCAACACCGCCACGGGTATCCATACTGAAGTCCTTATTCATGGTCTCTGCACGGTCTCTGCATGGTCTCAACGTCCACGAAGTCCGTTACTCCTGATCTCCTTGCACCACTCCTGAACAAGCTCTCCACGACTAATCCACTCGCGCAGATACTTGATTGCCACCGGCCTGGAGCATTTGAACTGATGCATGATCCAGGCACCTATCCATCTATCCGATTGCGGTGCCTTCGAGAACGGCACACCACGATCCCAGCGCACGGTCGCCTCGAGCACCGTCTCGTGCATCGCTGACGCTGGCAGCGTGTTCGCCTCCTCGATCTGTTCAGCGAGCTGCTCGCTACAATCGATCAGGAGACCGCTGACGCGGTCTCTGACGTATGTAGCGACATCACTCATACCGAAGTCGTTACTCTTCACCACAGCTCCGTGGATTAGGTCCAGCGGCCCTAACGGGGTGCCGAGCACCTGTTCGGTCATAATTCGGTCGTCTGCCATTGCCGGCCACAGCGCATAACTGAGCCTGGAACCATCAACCAGGGCGCTACTCCCCCGTATCGCCGCCCTGGCACTGGCGATGCCATCGATCTCTCCGCCCTTGCGCATATGGTGCGACGTGAGGTGAGCTGACTTGGTCTCTGCGCACAGCTGCGACACTGAAGACCAGTAGCACTGACCAGCCGCTGGGTCATTAGCGTCAACCGCTGCCACCGCTTGCCAGGGGTCCATAAAGCTGCACAGAATCCCCATCTTGATCACGTTGTTGCAGAAGTCGTCCCAGGCAGCAGTCATCAAGTAATGTCCGCCGACGCACTCGAGCAATGGCCTCGTGCCGCCGGCGTCCGGTAACGGAACAATGAAGAGATTACCGATCAGCTTCTTGTGCTGATCGGGTGACATGATCAGATTCAGACGACGGTGGATCGCATTCTTCGAGTCCTCCGCTGTGACCATCAAGACCTT